TTAATCATGGATTAACTGTTAATGGTACTTCTCAGTATGCATCAACACCTTTTAACTTCGATGACTTGGATGCATTTTCAATTGAAGCAGTTTTTAGTGTTACCGCTAATGATGTTAGTTGGCAACCAATCATTTGTAACGAGTTTAATGCTGCTGTAGGTCTGATGCTTTCTGTAAATTTAGATCGAGTTAGTTTTAATATTCCGAGTGGAGCTTATGAAGGATTAATTGCCGATGACATTCCTATTCAGGCAAATACCATCTACCATGTTGTGGCTACTTTTGATGGAACCAACTCTTTGATTTATGTAAATGGCCAATTAGATACAGCAACAGGGGCTTTTACAAAGAGTTCTTCTGGTGGTAAACTTTCTTCTATTGGTGCAGCAGTTACTGGGGGCGACTATGATGCTTGGTCATCTGTCGAATTAGGTGGAACAATTTATTATGTTAATGTATATGATAAAGTATTGAGTGCAGAAGAAGTCGCTGACCGATCTCTGCAAGATACTTTTTCAGAAATAGATGCAAAACAAATGGAGTTATCATTACCGCTAAGATCACACTATGATGATGGTGGAACAGAAGTAACAGCCAATAATGGAACTATGGATTCAGATCAAGTTTTATGGGGCAATGGTTCAACAGCAACAACTTATCCTACTTTATTAGATAATAATGGTGCAAGCTTTGATGGTGGAGATTATATTAAAGTAAACACACCAGTCCCTTTAACCGACATAACTAATCAAATATCCTGTGGAGCTTTGATACGAATGGAGATAGTTGATAACTATCAGAGTATTTGTGAAAATGAACGTAATTGGTATCTTTTTACAAATAATGTTGGGAGACTTACATTTGCATTTAACGATGCAGGAGGAGCTTATCATAAATATATTGTTGGAACAACTAATTTACAAAAAGGGGTATGGTACTATGTTGTAGCTTCTTATGATGGTTCAGATGCATCATCAGGAATTAGTATTTATATTAATGGAGTTAAAGAAGTCGCTAGTAATGCAAATTGGCATGCTGGTTTAACTGACAATTCTACAAGATTAGTATTTGGAATTGGGGGAAACCTCTCTACTTATCCTTTTGAGGGTGCAATGAAATTTCCATTTGTTTCTACAAAGGAGATTACTGAAACACAGGCTAAGTGGTTAAGCGAAAGAGCATTTAAGGAGTTTAATATATAATGGCTAGAAAAACTATAGAGGGTGTATGTGCAAAGCTAGATGCTATGCATGAAGACATTTTAGAGATGAAACCAGATGTAAAAAAGAATACAGCATTTAGAAATCAAGCCAAAGGAATGTGGACAGCATTTATTTTAGTTGGTACAGCATTAGGAACAGTGGCTGGTTGGATAATTAGTAGATTCGGAGGAAAATAGATAATGGGAATATGGACAGAATTAAAAGCAAAGTTTTCAGGTACCGACTTTAAAGGACCAGGACTACAAGTAGATGCAGACACTGCATTCGTAGAGAATGATTCGGGTATTATGAAATCTTATATTCCGAACTTTTTATATAAACCGCCGTTTGGATATCCAAGGCCGTTTAATGCAACACTAATAAGAAAATTAGCTAAGAACGGTTATGTATTCTCAGTTGTGCAAACACTAGCAGATGAGATAGCTTCCAAAGATTGGGATATTGTAGTTAAGGAAGATCACGAAGGAGAAGTTTCCGACGAGGAACTAGCTAACATCCGTAAGTGGTTCACTAACCCTAACCCAGAGAATGAAAGTTTTAGCCAGTTACTTAAGAAGATGGTAACAGATGTTCTTGAAGTAGATGCGGGAGTATGGGTAAAAGTATTCAATCGTGGTGGAGAATTCGTTTCAATATATTCTAGAGATGGTACAACCTTCTTAGCAAACCCCGACCCATTCGGTTCAATAGCTAGAAGATCAGACTATGTCCCTAGGAATAATTTATTTTATAACACCTTCAATAGTTTAACTAATGCAGGAGATAAAGATTCTCTTGATAGTAAAAAGTTTAATAGCACCTTTGGAGAGGCAGCAGCATGGTACCAATATGGTTGGACTATGGGGGCATACCCAGTTCCATTTGGTAAGAGGGAAATTGTATATGTAATGCGTAACCCTAGAACTGATTCACTATATGGTAGGGCGCCACTAGAAGTTCTTGGTGAGGTACTTTACACATTGTTATATGGTTCTAGTTACAACCTAGACTTCTACTTGAATAACAACATGCCAGAAGGTATTATTCAGTTAGTTGGTGCTAATCAAGAAACCATCAAAGCATTTAGAGAAAGATTTGAGAGACAATTCAAGAAGAAAGACTCATTCGATAACATGAGGAAACAGTTTTTCAAGTATCCTGTTGTAAACAATGATGCTAAGTTCACACCATTCCAGCTTAAACCCTTAGAGATGGAAGTAATTCAACAACAAGAGTGGTTCATTAAACTGTTCTGGGCTTGTTTCGGAATTACAGCTGATGAGATGGGCTTTTGTTATTCTGAAGATACAAAAGTATTAACAGATAATGGATTAAAATATTATTGGGAACTTAATGAAGAAGATAAAATAGCCACAGTTTTAGAAGATGATAAATCTATAGAATATATAAGACCAACAGAAATACATACCTTTGATGTCGAAGATAGAAAATTCCATCACTATAAAAATAATTGCATTGATACATTTGTTAGTGATAATCACAGAATGTATTATAGGACTATAAAAGAGGAGAATTACAGGATGTTACCTTCTAATGAAATCAGAGTAGATACTATTAAATTCTTGCAAGGGGGGTTAAAGTGGATTGGAGATGAAATCGATACATTTTCAATTCCATTAGTTGAATATGAGAATAACAAAGATAAAAAAAGAAATCAACAAGTAAATTTCTCAATGGAAGAATTTTGTGAATTTATGGGTTATTATTTATCTGAAGGATCAATTTTAAAAAAGATGGATGAAGTTTTTCAATATAGTATTAAGGTAAGCCAAACTAAGGAAGATGGAATAAAATTGATGAATCCTCTTTTAAGTAAAATGGGTTTTAGAAGAGAAAGTGATTGTTGGAAATTAAATAGTAAATCACTTGCAAGATATTTATATCAATTTGGAAATTCTAGTCAAAAGTTTATCCCAAAGAATTTAAAGAATCTTTCAGTTGATAAACTAACCATCTTATTTAATGCATTAGTGGCGGGAGACGGATATAGAGCCAAAGAAGGAACATCTATTAGATATTCTACTTCAAGTAAACAACTAGCAGAAGATGTTCTAGAAATTGCTATTAAAATAGGATATAAAGCAAGTATAAGTTCTAGGGAATTTAAGAATAAAAACTGGAATACTGCCTATACAGTGGCAATTAATGATTCCCAGAAAGAACCAAGAATAGTTTTATCAAAACAAAGGAAAGATATTCTTTATTCGGGTGTTATGTGGTGTCCTAGTGTTAAAAACAGACCATTTATTACAGAAAGAAATGGTAAGATTGGAATTCATTATAACACACAAGACAGTAACAAGGCTTCAGCAACTGCACAGAATGTTGTTGTTAAAAGGAAAGTTATTGCTCCAATGTTGAAACTAATCCAGTACCACATCAACACTCAGATCATCCCAGAGTTCGGCATAGAGGGTGTTGAGTTTAGGTTCGATGAATATGATTTAGAAGAAGATCTAAAGAAACACCAGTTGTATCAACTTCAGATAGGAATGGGAATAAAAACCCCAGAGATGGTAGCAGAAGATCTTGGTATTGATATTGAGAAGCTTAAGGCAGCTAAGGAAGAGAAGCATCAAGAAGACATGGAAATGATGCAAGCTAAAGGACCTGCTGCTTTTGGAGAAGAAGATCCAAAAGAAAATGGGAAGAAAGAACCTAATGAGAAGAAGCCAGAAGTTAAGGGAATCTCTAGAGATCCAGAGGCTTTCGATGAGATAGAAGAGTACATCAAAGAAGTTGGAGATAAACTTATTGATGCAGTGGATGTTGAGAAACGACCCTTGAAGAAGATATGAAGTCAGAAGTAGAACTTAAGTCCATAATAGACGACCTTGCAAACAATTTAGTTAGAATATTCTCTCTAGACAAGTTTGGGATTGTGGTAAAGGAGTTTGTTAAGAAGCACTATGACGCTGGGCTTGAGAAGGCCGAGGTAGAGTTGGGTCTTAATTTTGTACGTAATGATAGACAGATTCAATTCTTAGAAGGCTATACCTTTGATCTAGTTAAGGGCGTAACTGATGAGATGGTTCTGGACATTAGGCAAGAGCTTAAACGTGGGATGATGAACAACGAAAGCATTTCACAAATAAAAAACAGGCTTGATAATATATTCAAGGGAGACAACCCAACCAGATTTAGATATGAAGATCGTCTAAAGATGATCGCAAGAACAGAAACAACCACTATGGAAAATGCTGGACACATGGAAGGTGCAAAGCAAGCAGGAATAGAACTAAAGAAATATCTTTCTGTTCAGATGGACGCTAGGACAAGCGACATCTGTATAGCAGAAGATAAGAAGTATGGCTCACCAGAGAAAGCAATTCCAATGGATGATGAGTTTGTAGTAGAAGTTAAGGGTAAAGAATATCGTGGACAATTTCCGAGTTTCCACCCGAACTGCCGTACCAGGATGTTGTTCATAGAAGTAGAGAAATAAAACCTTTTAAAAAGGAGTAGTAACGTAGTAAGAGTATAGTACGGTCATTAAATAGGAGACCGTACAAGATGCCAAAAGTAATTGCTGGACAACCAGTAAACGAAGAGAAGTGGAAAGAAGCTAAGTTGAAGGCTTCAAAAGAAGGCCACGCAGAAGATTATACTTACATTACATCCATCTATAAAAAGATGGTTGGATTAAAGAGTTTTACCTTTTTTTCTGAGAATTGTACATGGAATGTTGTTGAAACAAAGTCTGGTAAGAAATACTTTGTTGAGGGGTATATTTCTACATTCGATAAAGACATTTACAATGAACTTGTGACTGTTGAAGGAATGACTGGAATGTTACAACAACTTAAGGATCAAACAATTAAGTTAGATCTTGAACATGAAACATGGAGAAGTGATGAAGGTGACATGTATGAACATCCAAAGAATTTTAATCCAGTAGGTAAGATTATTGATGCTAGTATAGATGATAATGGATTATTTGTTAAGGCTGAAATAAATAAGCACAGTTCTAGATTTAAAGAAGTATGGAATAGTGTACAAGATGGTTTCTTAGATGCATTTAGTATTGCTTACAAGCCCGTGAGGGTTGTAGAGAATGTTATAGAAGATGCGGCTGTAAGGTTGTTAGATTCTGTAGAATTATTAAACGTAGCACTAACTGGAAACCCCGTAAATCCCTGCGCTAAAATGACTGATGTATTTACAAAGTCATTGAGTAGACAGGCAAATAATATTCAGGAGGATATTACAATGGAGAAAAATGAAATTGTAGCTGACCCTGTAGCAGAAGCTGTGGCTGAGGTTAAGTCCGAGCCAGAGGCTGCAGAAGAAGCAAAACCTGTTGCTGAAGAAGTAGCAGTAGTAGAAGCTCCTGCTGTAAAAGCAGAAGTAGAAGTAAAAGACGATCCTAGTATTGATTTTGGAGCAGAGCTTAAGTCTAGAGATAGCAGAATTGAAGCACTAGAGACAGCAATTGCAGAACTAAAATCAAAATTAGAAGAGCCAGTTCTAAAGTCAAAATTAGAGGCAGCTCCCCAACTTGAAGAAGAAAGAAGCTTCAAACCATTAGATTTAATCAAATAGGAGGATTTTAAAAATGGAAGTAGGAACAAAAAGTATGGCGGGCGTAAATTCCGCAGGTGCTTACAGTTTTAGTTTCGGAACCTTACCGCACGGAACAGTTTATTCTGGTGGTATGAAGGTTAAAAGCGATCTAAGGCCTAAGTTACATGAAAAATTAGAAGTAGGATTAAAAGCATTCTCATCCACATCAGGTGGAGCAGGTACAGCAGGATATGCTATGGTACCAATTTATGTTGATCCAGACATAGTAGACGTATCTAGAAAATACACACCTTTAGTGGAAATTTTCCCTAGAGTAACTAACCAAGGTACAACTGCAGATTACAACACAATCACAGCTAAAGGCGGTGCTTACACTGCAGTAGAAGACGGGGCATTACCTGAAACTGACACAACTTACGACAGAAACAGTGTTGGAATCAAGTATCTATACTCCGTTGGAAGAGTAACTGGTGTAGCTCAAGCTTCAAACCCAGCATACATGTTAATGGGATTCAACCCTGATGGTGGATATGTTGGTGGATTTCAAGACCAAATGGGAAGTAATGCTAAGCAAAGAGAAGTATTAGTTAAAGCTAGAGAGTTAAAAGAACTTGAAGAGAGTTTAATTGTAAACGGTGCAACCGCTACAGATGCAACTCAATTCAATGGAATTGTAGCTCTACAAAGTACAACTAACCAAGTAGATAAAAGTACAACTGCTCTTGACCTAGCTGATATTCAAACAGCTATTCAGTATGCATTTGTTGATAGTGGAAAACCTAGTCTAGCAATCGCAGACGCTGCTTCATTCAGTGACCTATTAAACTTGTTACAAGCTAAAATTGGTTACATGCAGCCAGCAGTAGATGCTGAGTTTGGATTCTCTTACATCACTGTACATACTATGGTTGGTCCAGTAAAAGTTGTTGCTAGTCAATACTTAAGTACCGCATCCGGTTCTAAGGCAATTTATTTCTTAGACATGAGTGTATGGGAAATGAGAGTATTACAAGACATGACCTACGAAGACCTAGCTAAGACAAACGACTCCGAGAAATTTATGTTGAAAATCTACGAATGTTTAATCTGTAGAAACACTGCATTCAACTCTTGGATTAAGGCAATCGCTTAATTGCGGTTTTTTTTCCTTTTTTTTAAAAAGGAAATGGAGACAGAAAAATGGCAAACATAGACATAGCATTAATTGAATTGGCTCCTATGGGTGGAATTGGTGGTTCAAGTTGGAAGCTTGGTTTTGTTGATTCAGCAACCAAGGCAGGACAGAACGATACGCTAACAATCTCAAATGCAGACTCCGTAGCAGGCATTGGATCAGTTCATCTTCATGATGACACAACTGGTGTAATGGATGCAGGAACAGTCTCTGGAGCAGTTATCACATTGACAACTGCAGCAACAGGAACTGTTAGTGGAGTGGTTGTATACAAATAGGAGGATAGAACATGGCAGCAGTAAATACAAACGTAGCAATGGCAGAAGTGGCTCCTATTGGTGGAACACCACAAACAGGGTGGAGAATCGGATTTATTGATTCAGTAGCTAAAGCAAGTTTAGACGACACCATAACAATCTCAAATGCTGGGGCTGTTGCAGGTGTTGGATCAGTAATAATGGCAGATGATTCCACTGGAGTAATGGAAGCTGGGACAATCTCAGGAAATGTAGTAACACTAACTACCGCCGAAACTGGCGCAACAAGTGGTTTAATTATATATAAATAGGAGGATAATTAAAAAATGGCAGCAACATCAATTTTAAAAGCATGGGAAGAAGGACCAAACGCTGGATTAAAAAGAGCGTTAATCATAACCCCAAACACAGCAGATGCAACAAATACTATTCCAATTACATTGGCAGATTATGGTATAAGTACAACTGGATTACTTGCAGTATCATCTTGGGTACATACCGCTGATGGGAGTATAATTACTGTAGAAGCAAACACTACAGCAGTATCCGCTGGAGTTCTTACTGTAACAATTGCAGCAGGAACAGACGACGATATGAGAGTAGTAGAGATTATAGGACGAGCAGACTTAGGAGTATTTGCTTAGTAATAGCATGAATTAAAATGGTAGATACATCAATTTTAAAATCATGGGAGAAAATGCCTAATGCGGGTTTGAAATCAGTCTTTATTATAGCACCAAACACCACAGATCAGAATGATACAATAACATTGACATTAACTGATTATGGTATAAGTGCAACTGGTTTACTTTCTGTTAAAGGATGGGTACACACTACAGATGGTAGTGTAATTGTAGTAGCAACCCAAACCACAGCAGTTACTACTGGATCTCTTGTTATTACTTGTGCAACAGCACACGATAATTCAACTAGAGTTTTTGAGCTTGTAGGAAGACCCGACTTAGGAGTATTTGAATAAACATCTTTTTTTTTATTTTTTAAATTTAATAAATAGTGGGAGAAAAACAAAATGGGAAATTGTAGTCGATGTGGAAAATGCTGTAAGTTCGTTGACTTTACAGTCCCAGTAAATGCATCAGTATTAGCAGACGCACTAAACATGGATATAGGAGATATGTCCAGATACTATTCATTTAGGAATATCAAGGTAATACTTGATGAGAAAAAAACAACATTCAGAATTATGAACCAATGTAGTCAATTGGGAGAAGATAATCTTTGTAAGATATGGGATAGCAACCCCGGTATTTGCAAAGGGCAACAAGAAAATAAGTACATAGTAAAACCAGAGGGTTGCACAGATTAATGTAGGAGGAAAACAAAATGGTACTAATGGCAAATTTAATGCAAATGAAACAAGAAGAAGAAAAAGAATTCAAAGGTCCTTGGATCGGCGGATATGATGATGTAGGAAACCCTAATTGGGTATGGACAGATCCAGCTAAAAAGAAGGAAGTAAAAAAAGTAGTTAAGAAAGTTGTTAACAAGAAGAAAGCAAAGAAGAAGAAGGTAAAAAAGAAATAAGATGGGACTATTCAAAAAGAAATCAATGGCGGATAAATTGAAACAAGTAATTAATCCTAAGAAGATCACTATTGTTATTGGTAAGGGTAGGAAGAAGAAGAAGAAAAAGGTAAAGAAACTAGCTTGTAAACAAATAAGAGTTAAAGGAAAGAAAAAGAAATGACAATATATTACACAACAGCAAGCAAAGTATATTCAGCAACTGGAATTTCTAGTGCTGTTATCTCAGAAGCAGATGTAAATATCATGATTGAAGATGCTTGCGATGAGGTAGATCACATTTGTAATACTACCTTTTGGGTACTTGTAGATTCAGGTACCGCAGATGCTGGTGGTGGAGATGATGAGTTGGATGATGCTGCTAAGACTTTTGTTGCAGATGCTTACATTGATTATTACTGTTGGATATACGGTGGAACAGGAATTGGTCAAATAAGGAAGATTACAGATAACACAGTAACAAAAATAACACTAGATAGAGATTGGGAAACAAACCCAGATGCAACCTCAACATACCGAGTACTTGCAACCAATCCAAGCACAGATCCTTATTCATCAGTTTCAGTAGATGGTACAGGGACAGAGGTATTTTTCCTTGATCAAGTACCACTTTTACTTTTAGAAACACTTACAGTTGATTCAACAAGTGTTACAACTTCAAGTGTATATCAATATAAAAATTATGGAAAATTAGAATTAGGTACAGATGCAGAAGTTTCATTCTTCTCAGCAACAACCCCACAATTAGTAGATCTTGCTTATTGGTATGGGATGTATCCAATCCCAAGAATAGTTGAGAGGTACACCACTCTTCTTGCAGGTATGAGAGCACTTACTGCACAAATTGGTGGAACCTTTGATGATGTAACTAGCTTTAGTGTACCACATATGACTGGTTCACTTGGAGAGCCATACACCAACATTAGAGAAGCATTAACACGATTAGAGAAAGAAAGAGATAGATTAAGACCTATGTTACCAATATATCAAGCGATAGTGGAGAACTAGAATGGTTGTCACATTTATAAAAAAAGACTGGACAGATCAAATAGTTGATCGTTTAGCACGAACAGTTAGTAGAACATCAGTAACAAAAACAACCAGTAACATCTATGGGGATGAAACCTTAACTGATGGGACACCAGCAAACATAAGTGGTGTATTCCTAAAGAAGGCAGACAAGTGGATGTTCGATAAACAAGGTAAGGTTGAAGGTGGAGATGCTTATCTTCAAGTGAAGGCAGCAGTAACTGTAAACGTAGATGATAAGATCACAGTAAACAGTGAGACATATCGTATAAGCGATGTATTAATTGTTTATTCAGATAGCAGTAACAGTACTGCTTTGTACAAATACTGTAACCTGTTCAGGTTGTCTTGAACGTAGGAATAAGAATTCCAAGAGGTTGACACAATGGTAAATAATAAAACACTTTGGTTAATAGGAAATGACCTGGTAAATGAGTTGGTGGATGAAGCACCAGTTGATACCGGTCGATTAAAAAATTCAATCAAAGTGGAACATGTCAACAACGATAAGATTTCTATTTCTATGGTAGATTATGCAGCCCATGTAGAGTTTGGCACAAAACCTCACGATATAGTGCCAAAAAATAAAAAGGCATTAAAGTTTAAAGGAGTTGGAGGAACTGTCTTTGCAAAGAAGGTTAGACATCCAGGAACAAGACCAAATCCATTCATCTCCAATACAATACGTAACAAGTTAGGGGATATAATAGTAAAGAGACTAGAAAATGAAAGACTTACAATTAAATGAAATAAAGGAAGAACTTGCAGTTTTTCTTAGGAATGAAGACATCTTCACAGTTGGTGAACGGGGAGTAACTACAACCACAGATGAATTCAATGGAGATACTATAGAGACAAACTTCACACTAGACAATACAAATGTTAAGAATGTTAGGGCTGTAACTGTTGGTGGTGTAGCTGTGGCTTTTGGTTCTGGTTATACTGTAAACTATAGTACAGCCGTAGTTACATTTGCTTCTCCACCAGCAACCGGAACAGATAATGTAGATATTCAATACGATTATGGGAATACAGATAAAATCTTTCCAGATTATCCCCGACCAGATCTTACACTCTCAAGTTTCCCAAGAATTGGATTTGATATAATAAATATTGACACTTCAGAAGGAGCATTAGGTGGGGGAATATTTAGGCACAGAATCACAATCAGATTAAATATATATGAATTGGAATCTGAAGAAATAGATAAAGACATTACAACAATAAAAGAAAGCATAAAAGATAACAAAAAAGGTTTCTTTTATGTAGAGTTTATGACAATAAATTTGATCGGTCCAACTCTGAATACAGAGTTTGGAAGTAATAAGATTTTAATGAGATCTATGGATCTGTTAATGCCTTATGATCAGGAATCAGTTTAATAGGAGGAAATGAAAAATGACTTATTCAGGAGCAGTAAAAGTAATACTTATAGGAAAAGAAACAACTTGGGGAACCCCAGTTACAACAGACAAAGATATTGGGTTGGTTCAAGATATAGGAGACGAATTTAATAGAGAAATAATTCAATCAAAGGGGCTTGGAGCGATAGAATCACAACAGGTGTCTTCTGGTAATGTAGAATTGAATCATTCATTTACTGTGGATGCACAGCATGGAAGATTACTAGACTATGCATTGGGTGCGGCAGCACATGCAGAAACAACTGGTGATTGGAAGCACACATTTACAATAGCAGATCAATCCCCTAGCTTTACACTAGAAAGTGCTGAAGATTCTACTGTAGATACCACATTAAAAACCTCTGGAAATATAATTACCTCTTTAGAGATATCCACAGCATTAAACCAAAACTTAAGGTTTATTTGTGAGACCCAAGCAAAGACAGGAATATCTTCTGCTTCTACAACTGCAGCCTCACTTAGTTCGTTGGTAGTATTTCCGCAGTCATTAGTTACTGTGAGTGTTAATACCGTGGCCGCTACAGAAGTTCAGAATGCATCAATCAAAATAATAAAGACAGGAAATAGATCATATGGTGTTGGAGATGTAGTTCCACAACAAGGTCATGCTTCAGACATGGAATTTGAATTTAACGCTAGTCTGGGGTTTGCAGCTGTAACTTTTCAGGAATTATTCATGGGTGGAACCTCTCCAAGTGGTACACCCACAGTATTTGAATTTGAAATAGATGCAGACAATGGAACAGCACTTGGATCTGGACAAAGAAGAGTACTTTGTACTCTAGAGAATTGTATGGGTGGATTTTCAAAATCAGCTACAATTGGAGATTTAATCTTTATAGATGTAACAGGAAGCGGAACATTGAAGGAATGTTTTTCAGTTGATAACATCCAAAACACCGCTTGGTCATAATGAAAGTTGAAATAAATACAGGAAAAGAAACAAAGGAGATTAATCTCCTGCCCTTAACTGGGAGACACTTACAGAAAGCAACTGATCTATTGATCAAAGCAGATAGTGGAGACGTTAGAGTCCTAAAGGAATATAACGACTATCTAGATGATTTGGGTTGTAAGCTTAGTGGTTTATCTATGGATGAATTACTTGACTTACCTTTAGATGAGAAAGATAAGATTACTGGTTTTTTAGCTAGGAAGTTATTTGAACACCTAGATTTTACCAGGCGCTTAGCGAAGTAGGGAAGTTAAGGCAAGAGGGAAGAACATCAATCATCAGTATAATGATGAAGCCAGGAAGAGCTTGGCACCCATTTGCAGCAAAGATTATCAAGGCAGTAAGTGATTACTCGTTAAGCGAAAAGTTTCATTGGACACCAAAACAAATAGCAGAATTGGATTATAAGGATAGGATGGTTTACTTATCTTTAATGAAAGGAGCAGGAGAAGCAAAAGAATAAAATGGCAATGGTTTTAGATATACAAGCAAATTTAAAAGTAGTAAAGGACAATATAAAGAAAGTCGTAGAAGATGCTATGTCCTCAATTAGACCTTCAACAGCTCAAGGATCTGCTGGTGGGGGTGCTGGTGGAGAATCAAAGGCAGGAAAGAAGCAGGGTTCGTTGCTTGGGGGAATTATAAAGAAGTTAGCACCACTAGCAATATTACTCTCTATGAAACCAGTTGCTCAATTATTGGAGTTATTAGTTGGAGTAACCACCTTTGCATTCTTAAAACTTCTAAAATTCTTTGGTTTTCTTGGAGATGAACAAACAGAAACTCAAAAGAAACTTGGAGACTGGGGAGATAAGATTGATGATCTAACAAATGTTTCTAAAGAACAAAAAGAAGATGCAAAAAGAGGTTTAGGTATTGTTAATGGAATTCTTGAATGGACAAAGAATCTGTTCCCAATATTAGGAAAGATTTTGGATTGGGGTGGTGGTCTTGGTGCCAAAATGGGCGAATGGTTCGCAACAAACTGGGAAAATATAAAACAAGTTGGAATCCTTGTATGGGATTCAATTAAAGATTGGGCAGTTGGTCTATGGGACTCTACAAAAGAGATAGCAGTACAGATATGGGATAAGATTAAAGGATGGACTCAAGATATGTGGGGCAAAACCAAAGATTTTGCTAAAGATTTATGGGAAAAGATTAAAGTGTTACCTCAGCAGATCTGGGATAAGATGAAAGAGTGGGGTAAAGAAGTTATTGATTGGTTAAAAGCTTTACCGGGAGACTTAGCAATAAAAATTAAAGAGGCTATAGGGAGTATCTTTACAAAAGATAAAAATGCAGATGAAGAAAGTGTAGATGATGCTATTATAACTAAAGATGGAAAAATAATCAGGACAAATCCAAATGATACTTTGATAGCAACACAAACCCCCGGTCAAGGTACTGGTGGAGCTAGGACACTTAATTTCTATGGGGTACAACCTCAAGAGGTTATCGATTTAATTAAGAGAGAGATGGGAACAGAAGTAACAGGAGGCAATAGATTCTAAGATGGCAGACATAGATGCAACAATAACAAATAACACAAATAGCAAGGTATTTAGTTTTAGAGGCGTTCATAATTGGAGAACAAATAAAACTCAACCAGTACAATCAATCCCCTTTGTTAATCAGGATTCAGAGAATAATGTTCTTTTTAGATTCTTTGGTCAGACAGAAGGCTTTTCATTTAGTTTTGCCTTATTTGATGATGGTGTAGATGTTAGTGGTGGAGATGGGATAAATACAATTAATGAGCAAATTTCTTATTTGAGAGGCACTATTTTTACTGAAGATTTTGATGATACTTGGACACTTGTACAAGCTAGACATATTGGGGGAGCTGGAATTTCAGGCGTTATAGAAGATCTAGATGTTAGTGATCGTGGTGGAACCCCCTCACTACTTATTGGAACAATAAGATTTAAGGTGGGTACAGTTGAGATATTTTCATAGAGGGATAAATGGCTACTAGCGAAACAATTAGGATATTTAAGGGAGCAAATGAATTGCAATACTCTAAATGTAAAATTGTTTCTACAAATGATTTCTTTGTTAATAAAGTTGATATAGACTTCTTAGAATCAACGTTGGTTTCAGCAGGAGATACATTAGATTTTAAGAAGACTGATGGAGTAACTACTATCTTCTCTGCAAGAGTTATAGAGAAACGTAAGAACTTAACCGCTAGTGTGAAGGCATATTCTTCTGGATATGAACTAACAAATATAAGAACCCTTCAAATATATGATAATAAGTCTCCAGAGTTTATTGTACAAGACCTAGTAGACAATCTTACTTCTAATCTAACTTATGCATCTACAGATGCAAGTGGAATAACCATCACAAAGTATGTAGCTAAAGGATATCTTATAGATATAATAAATGAGATGCTAGACATACTTGATTGGCAACTTAGAATAGATGAATCTGGCAATGTTTATTTTGAACCAAAAGGGGAAATAAATAATGGGGTGGTTTACAATCAAGGTACAGAAATAAATATTACTAGTTGGGGGGAGGATGCGAGTGAACAGGTTAATAAAGTAACTGTCGTTGGACAACAAGTAACTCTTCTAACTCAAGAGACTTTCGCTGCTGCACCTGCTCAAGCAAGTTTTACCCTTGGGAATAAACCTTCAACAACCGTAACTATAACTCAAAACGGTGTAGAAATAACCGGTGGAACAGAGGCAAATGCAGATTACCGTATAGAACCAGATGATTTGAAGATTATATTTAACATTGTTTTGGGTGGAGCAGATGCAATGGTGGTTGATTATGGTTATGATATTAATATTAAAGTTGAAGATCAAGATGATCCATCTATTGCCACTTACGGTGAAATAGAAAGAGAGATCAGAGTTGAAGGATTAGATAACTTCTCAGATGCAAGGCAATATGCTCGTAATGTTTTATTGAATTACAAAGATCCAAAAGTGAAAGCCAAAGGATTCATTAGAGGAATAATATTCGATATTCAAGCAGGTGAAACAATAAGGGTTATAGATTCAATTAGGGGAGAAGATGAGGAATTAGTTATAACTAAGTTAACTTGGAATGCTGAAAAAACAACCACAGAAATGGAATTGGGTTCAAGGGATTTCATGAATTTAGATTGGCAGAAAGAAGTACAAGATCGTATTAAGAAGATTGAAAGGAGACTAGATAATGATGAAGACCTAGCAGTAGCTAGAACACTAGATGATTCATTATCTGTAACATTTGAAAATACTTTTGTTACAGAATTTAATTATGGAGGTAATGCTTTTACTTTTGATCATCCCACACTTGGTTTACTTAGAGATGACTTGACTCATGAAGTTGATGCTTCCTTAAGAGAGCATGATGGAACATGGGTAGGAACCAACGTAGCAACCGGTGCACAATTTGGTTTTTCAGATTATACTGAAGATATTATTGGTAGGTGGAGATTTAATGATAACTTAGTTGATACTGTTGTTGTTGATGCATTTAGTACAGCTGATGGAACATCTAGTGTCAATACATCAACAATCTCCGCTACAGGGAAGTTTAGTAAGTCTTTACTATTTCCAGGAGATGCAACAACATACATTGATATGCTAAACACAATAATGGATACATTAGATGACTTCGGTTTAGATATTTGGTACAAGACCTCGGACTTAGGAGGAACAAGAACTATTTTATCCTGTGCACGAGCAGCCGAGTTTGATGAGTTTAGAATCCTATTTACTTCAACAACTAACTTGAGAATAACAGTAAGGGGAACAGATTATGATTATACAGTAGCAGATACTAGCGACGCTGCTTGGCATCACATTGCTCTATCAAGATCAGGAACCACTCTTACTACCTGGCTAGATGGAGTTAGTTTAGGAAATAAAACAGTAAGCACCACTGCATTATCAGTTGATGCTGGTGGGTTCATTATAGGTCAAGATCAAGATGCTGTTGGAGGAGGATTCGATGCTGCTGAAGCATGGGACGGAAATCTTGAGAATCTTAGAATCTTTGATGACGCCTTAACACAAACAAAGGTAGATTTTCTTTATGCAAACACAGATGCAGATAATGTTCAGGGGTATAATGGAACCTTTAATGGGACAGATCATACTATAGATCTGAGTGCACATTCTGCTGATGAAGACTTTGATATAGGTGAAGGATCAATAGCCTTTTGGATTAGACCAGATTCAGGTATGGCTGGAACATTTAGTGTTATAATGACTTATCGTCAAGTTGCTGTTGAAGATTATATAAGAATAATATATTTAAAAAGTACTGGTAGCGGATTTACAGGAGCAAATACTATCTATATAAGTGCAGAAGTGGGTAACTCTGTGGTTTTAGCAGTTCAAGCCCCAGACTCTAGTGTGCCTGTAGATGAATGGTCTCACGTAGTAATTAACCAAACAGGATCAGCAATTAGTATGTATATTAATGGCGTATTAGTTTCTGTCTCTGGAACAAATGCAGGAACATGGTTTGAAGATGTTTATCCTGCAACCATAGATTTTAAGATAGGTCATCCTGGATCATGGACCTATTGGTTTGATGGAAGCCTAGATGAGTTTTTAATATTTAGGGATCCATTAAATGCAACCGAGATTGCGAGAGTATTTAATCGTACTGCAGATTATAAACAATCACTACCAATAAACGGTTGGTGGAAATTGGATGGAGATTATACAGACTCAACACATAATGGATTTGATGGAACCACAGGTCAAGCACCTAGTTCAGATACTACAAATAAGAAATTTGGTTCTGGTAGTTATTACTTTGATGGTACTGGAGAACACATAGTTACCAGTACTTCAGATGAATTACAGGCAGTCGGCGACTTTACAGTTAGTTGTTGGTTTAAAAGAGATGGAACTTATGCAAATGATGATTTATTATTTGCTAATGTTAATGCGGCAGGTGGAGGAGCTAAGGGATTTATGTGTTGGTTGGGGGCTGTTGAGGACATTGTAATATTTAAAATAAATGATGGAGTGGACCAATTTAATATTAGTTCAACTACAGTAATACAAGACGATGATTGGCATCATGTTGTAATTATAATAGACAGAACAGCAAACTCTGTATGTAAACTATACTTGGATGGTGTTGATGAGACTACTGTTGTTTCTGGGGACATAACAGACGTAGATGATGCAACTAACTCAAATAAATTATCTTTTGGGACAGGACCAAATGGTACTTATTTACCATTTAAAGGAAACTTAGATGAAATCAAATTCTGGGATGTGGCTTTGAGTGAAAATCAGATATTCCCAGCAGTACATGCACTATTATACTTACCAATGGATGACCCAATATTAGATGGCCAATCTACGGCTAGGAAGGAGATACTATGACACTAACAACAACGTTACTAACACAGGTAGTTGCAGACCTTAAGACAGACCTACAAACCATATTTACACATGGTGCTGTTGGAGATGATGATACAGCTCCAACTGCTGCTGATGTAGCTTTAGGAAATGAAACATTTAGAGACACAATAGATGAATTTGATACAGCTCAGACTTCAGCAGTTGTTGCTTCATTAAGGATTGGTACAGCAGAAAATAATGGAAACAACATAGATGAAGTGGGGTTCTTAGATGCTGCGGTAGCAGGAAACCTATGGACTAGAAATATTTTAGGTACCACCATAACAAAAACAGCAGACATACAGGTATTCTTAGATAACAGAATAACTATGACTGTATCGGAGGTATAGGTAGATGGCAGACTTAAATTTTAAAATGATACTAAAAGCAATGGAGAAGATTCATAAGGATAATCCTACTCTTAGATTTGGAGAGGTTGTGCAAAAAGCTATGGACAGAAAGAAGATGAGTACAAATTATGATTTGCATAACTGTAGCTCAAAAGAAATTCATACAGCCATCCTAGAATTAGATAATGGGATGAAGTTAATGAAAGAAAAGAAAGGGAGAAAACTAAAAGATGACAGTTAGATTAGTAAAATTAGGGGGTTCAGACTTTATAGCTGAACCACTACCAAGTGCAGACTTAAATGATACATTAGATGAAATGATAGATGTAGCTAAAGAAGATAATTCAGATGGTATATTCTCTGGATGTGAAGTACGAGAGAATAATGCTGGGGCAGATATGAGCGTAGATATCCAAGCTGGAGTTGTGGTTATTGCTGGAGAAAAGGTAACCATTGCAGCCCAAAATATAGCTGTAGATGCAGCTGACGGAGCTAATCCAAGAATAGATTTATTTATGGCTGGAGCCAATGGAACAGTGGATGTTGTTAAAGGCACTGCAGCAGCTACACCTTTGGTTCCTGCATGGACTGCTAGCCATGTTCAACTTGGTAAGGTATATGTGGCTGCAGCAGATGCGACCATTGTAGATGAAGATATAATCCAATCAAGACAATTATATACTTCTAGTATGGTAAAAAGATTTGAAGTGTTAGTGGATGCAACAAATCAACCAATAAGCACTCAGAATAATTCTGGAGGAGTAATATTTGGATTCCCAGCTGGAACTTTTAAGAATTGGTTTAAGATAGGAGTTTATGCAGAAGGCAGCCATGCAGACTCAGAAATGAATGTTAGGTTCTCTGATCAGAATAGAGCTAATAATACAGACATACCTATCTTAGCTAATATACAAGTAATTCCTACATTCATACAATGTTTTTGGTATGAAGATACCTCAGATGGTACAAATGATAGGGTTGATATGTTTTATCAAGAATGGGCAAGTGGGATAACAACATTTCAAAGGAATAGTAGTGCAAGTTATGATATGTCTAATCAAATAATACATATACAGATAACTTTCCAAGGTGCAGATACAACAACCTTGCATAAGTTATGGATAGAGGGATACTGAATGTGCCACATAAGATTGAATGTGGCAAGGTAGGGATGTTGTGTCTGGTAAGTATACATCCCCTCCCCGATGTTTGCCAAATACAGCCCTAAGACCTTTTTAAGATGGGAATGAGAGTTTGTCAAGGGTGTTTTGGATATGTTAAAAGAATAGATATGGTTATCTTTCAGAAAACAGAACAGCTAAGTTCGTCACTATGTTCTAGTTGTTACAGCTCCTTTATAAAGGAACACGGTAGCGACGATAAACGAAAGATTTTTAAGTGGGGAAACCTAAGTAAAGGTAAATCAAATGAGCTCGAATTAGAGCCCATAGGAGATATAAAATAAAATGGTAAAACAAGATAAAAGTATGTTATGGAAAGTTGGATCAGGAGTAGTTGCTGGATTAGTAGTTGGTGGACTTGCATTCGGATTCGGTTGCGATGATTCAAAAGAAGTTGCTGATAAAGACTTAGTTATTAGTGAATTAAGTGGGCAAGTAGCAGAATTAAACGAGTCCAACGTAGTATTAGGATCAGATTTAGAAGTTAGTGAAGCAGAAAAGGAAGCTTTAAACGTCTCAGTATCTGATTTAAAAATGGAAGTAAGTGATAAGGATTCTATGATCTTAGACTTAATGTCCGAAGATGCACAAGATGCAAGCTGGGCACTATCTGCAGAAGATGAGTTAGACTCTTTATCTTTTAAGAAGGCATTAGTTGCTGAACTAGAAGATATGGGCTACGTAATTGATGATAGAGACGATGTTGAGTTTTCAATTGTAGAAGATTGGGATGTAGTATCCGATGATTCTGATAGAGAAGACGGAAACGCAGTTCTAAAATCAGAGCTAAGAGTTAAAGGCTTCGAAGATGGCGACAAAGATCTTGATTTCAAAGAGTACATGGACATCAAAGTTGTTATTGAAGAAGACGAAGTAATGAAAGTTAGCCTAAGCTAATTTTTAATTTTTTTATTTTATAATCCCCCAGCAAGGGTACAAATAAGCGGGAGGATACTTCTTACCGAAGAAGGTCTCGCAGTAAGTTAAAACTAGGTAAATTTCGTTATTCGGAAGAAAGACACAATAGTTCCTTACAGAAAACCCTTGCAATTTTTTTATAATTATTAATGGAAGCTTTATTAATAGACTAGTTGAGTAGCTTCGGTTATTTACTAGTGTTGGGGGGTTTGATCACCCTTCCTTCTTTTTTATTTCGTCAACGAGCCGTAGGCTGGTTGCTGGGGGGCTTCGGTCTCCCACTATTTTTTCTAAAAAGATTTGTACTCTACTTTCCCACGTTTCTTACCTTTGTAAGCAATCTTAATCTCTCCGAAGGCTTTGTTTCTTAGATACCAAAGACATTTTGCTTTTTCTATTTTATCTAAATACTTGGCAGACTTACATTCTACTCCCATAACCTTGTAGGTATTATCAATATTATTACACAACTTAAAAGCTACAAAATCTGGGAACCCAGTTGTCCTACTACCGAACCTAGACCTAGCCGTGTGCATAGTACCTTTCTCTAGGTCAACATTGTTCGACCATCGATCCACTATCCAACCATCTGCCTCTAGGTCTTTTTTAGTCTTAAGCTCGAACCTTTGACCTCTAGCTCTATTCTGTTTTCCTTGTAGTTTCTTATCTATTTTTTTATCTTCCACGTTTCATCCTTCTTACTAACATATTGATTGCCTTTGGTGACATCTCTTTTACACCCATCTCTTCCATTATATCTTCCAAATCTTCTATTCCATTCTTTGGAGTAAATAAATAGCTATCTCCTTCCATCTGAAAATAGACTCTGTGTCTAAGCAACTGGTCAATTGCTTTCATAACTCCTATCTCTGAACGCCTAGCCTTTACTTCAAAGTGATCATGATAGCCAGGATTGATAGCTAGGAGGTCTATCTCTCCAAGGGTTTTGCCTCTTGTATTTTGTGGATATTCTACGTTTCTAACTAACACAGAGTATCTACCCTCAACCTCTGCAGCTAGTAAGTCTATGAATACTTTATCTTGTGTATTTCTTGTCATTTTAAAAATTTACTCCTGCCCTTACTAGGCCTCCTAATTCTTTATTACTATTTAGAGTGCCCCCCATACCGAAAGATATAGGACCCAAATCAAACATTGTTGAGACTGAAGCCTCAAGACTTGCATCCACTCCAATCTGGGGTACAGTTGGTTGTCTGTCTACTTCACTCATTGAATATTTTAAGTTCTTTACATCTATTCCTACTGGGATCCCCAATCCTAATTGGAACTCTATTAATGCCCACTCACTCATTTGAATCTGATATGCTCTCCACTTCAAGTAGGGTGTTACTTCAACTCTGTAAGCCCTTTCTTTCTCACCAAAGCTCACATAACCAACTAAGGGTATGCTTTCACCGCCTGATGTTTCTTGCTCTCTAATCGCTTCTCTTACACCAACTCGTACCCCATATCGAAATGCCCCTTTAGAGTTAGATATGTTAGGGCCGTGAAATAACTCTTGACCTCTTATGTGAGTATCATAGGTCATTCTAGTATGTCCAGTACAACTAACAACCGTCGCTAATGCGATCGTTGACGCAATTATTCTATCCCTTAAACTCATTTTAATTTGTTTGATAACTCCTTTAAACATTTCTTACAAATATGCATTCCACATGAGTATTCGTTACAAAAAGAAAATATCAAGTGTGCAATCTTCTCATCAGGATCTGTTTTATGCCCACAAATATTACAATCACAGTCATTAAACCTATCTCCACTAGCATGTGTAAGTCCATCTTTTTCTATTAATGTTTCTCCAAATTGCTTCTTCATCCATCTCAAAGGATATTTTCGACCCTCTAACCATTCTCTAAAGTCTTTTTTATTTGGCACAACGTCTAATAATCTCTTTCTCTCTATTTCTACCTCTCTAGGGGTAATAATCTTATATTCTTTTATCTTTTCTGTCATTCTTCTCTCCCGTGAGTTCCCCCACATAAATATATATCATGTCCTCTTGTGTGAACATATCTACAGCCATCAAAGTCTTCTGCCAAATTGAAACTATCTCCTTCACAGCCACAATAGATTGTTCTTTCTTTCTTCATTTTGATTTCAAGATTACACTCTTCTGCAGCCCTTGGATACCCCCCTGCACACATAGATTCTACTTTGTTTGGAGGACAGCTAACAGTAACTAAACTCATTGCCATCATCAATGCACATAATAATGTTTTCTTCATTCTGATATAATCACTCCATCACCATTAGCCATTCTAGAACGGCATCTATAGTAGGGAATCTTGTGTGAAAAGATTCCTTCCTCACCCATAGTTACATCAATTGTTCTATCATAACGAAGGGAGCAATCAAGCCTACGTCTCTGGTGTGTTACCCCAAAAAATACACAGTAGGCCTTATTAGTTTTAGGATCATATCTCCTACAGGTTCCTCTATCCTCATACACTCTTGTATCTCCTGTATCCGAATAAAATCATCTGTGTTAAGATCAGGGAATTTGGTTCTAGTCATTTTCTAATCGTATGCTGGATAAAATTCTGGGGTAAACTTTGCTACTCCCCTCTTACCTATGTTTGCAGTACAGATCCAAAATCCCTTATGTGCAGGTAATTGCTTACCCCTCATGAATGGGGTCTGGCCACATAGTGTTGCTGCCTGTATTACATGAATATTTCTATAAAAGATATACTCTGCCTTATGGAAATGTCCTATCTCTAGTATGTGTGGTTTCTCTCCACCACCAAAGCTTTCAACTAACTTTTGAGACTTGTAAGATATTGCATACGCTGTTCCACCATCCGGATGCATAAGTTTTAATTTAACTCCTCTGTTCAATTCTATGTCTCCTTCACCGTTCCCGATGTAGTGAAGTCCGTCTACCATTCTTTCAAGGGAATGTCCTATCTCTAGTCCTGCATTTCTATGGAATGTATTTCTGGTATGATTGCCAGTTATCATAAATATTGGTTGATCTATTTGGCTAAGTAGATCTGCTGCTAGGTTCATCTGTTCATCTGCACCTATAGCTTCTAGTTCATACACATGTCCTGGTCTGTTAGTATATAATCCGTCACACACATCTCCAACATGAGTTACAAAATCAACCTTTCTTCTTTTAAATTCTTTGACTGCATGCTCATAGAGTCCCTTGTCTGAAACCCTATTACCCCAGTGGGTGTCTGATATAACTCCCCAACGAGTGTTCTTTTGTCCTATTGTGTATCTTTTCTTTTTTATTGGTTGCCCCCGTTTAAGGGCTTTTAATATCTTTACTGCTTCTGCCTCAGAATATCCAGCTATTGTTCTTTCTTCTTCTACTGGTTCGCCTTCTTCAAATAATTCTTTATCTTTCATTTTATCTCCTCCTCACTTAAAAGTGATTTCCTTAAGTTATTAATAAATATTTTACAGTCTAGTCTTTCTTGCCATTCTGAATCATTAAATAATCTTTTTTTTGCTTCAATTAACCATTTACTAAAAAACTCATAAAATATTTGACAACTCCCGTTTAAATTGGTTCCATTTTTTGTATGTTGTCTTACATAAGGTAAAAAGCCGATTAATTTGTCTTCTACTTCTGGATGAGCATTTTCTAGTTCGTTAATAGTTTTAGATAATAATTTATCTTTAATTTGAATATGTTTTTGAGTTATATGCATTACAAATTGCATCATTGTATGGCTATCAACCTTATTAAAAATCTCCTCTATAATATAACCCCAATCACTACTTTTTAAATTGTCTAACTTCTTTATGGCAATTAAAATATCATTTACTTCTTTTTTCATTCTTTCTCCTCCACTAGTTTCCTACAAAATCTTACCCGGCCATACGAACCCGAATAGGACAAGACCCCGTCCCCGGCATACAGGTACCGATCCCCGTTACGGTAGAGAACAATAAAAGGATAATCTTTTCTATTATCTTCAAACGCTTGTTCTAAAACTTCAAAGAATCCTACATCTTGACAGAAGTTTAGTTCCTTTGCTAGTTTTTTATCATTAACAATATCAATCGCTTCTTTCAGAGTTAGCAGTCTACAACCCTCTAGAGGCACACAGTCATCTTTGAACTTAACTTCTTTTACTGCTAGTTCTTTTTGCACTTCTATACCTAATTCTTTTACTTTAACCCATTCGTCTTCTACTTCAGAAGATTCATAGAGCTTTTCGTCTATTATCTTTTCATTTTCTTTTAGTTCTTTTTGTTTCCAAGTTTTCATTCTTCTTTCCATTTGGCTATTTTTGCTTTAGCTTTCTCAAGATTTTCCATGTCTTTGTCCATTTCTGTTAAGTAATCACATTCAGTATCAGGACACTTTAAGTTAACTTCTGGACAAATAGAGGCTACTAGTGTACTTTTACATTCTTCTTGAGTTGAATCTTCTATAAGTGTACCTAGTAGTAAACCAATTATAAATACTAAAACTAGCCAGTTTATATTTTTATATATTCTTTTCATTTTAGATCCTCTTCTGTGATGTTGAAAACATATTTAATCAAATCTTCTATTTTAAATTCTCCTTTACATAATGGAGATAACCATTCTTTGGGTAACCCATGATCTATAAGATGTAGATCCCAATCATGTAATGCTTTTACCCACTTGATTAATTCTTGTTTTAAGTCTTCTAATCCAACAACATTTGGTAGTTGGAAGGTTGAATCACAAACCATACAAGGGGTTCCAGCATTTGAACCACAAACACAAAACTGTGCCTTGTCCATTTTTAGTTCTTTTAATGTTTTTAGTTCCATTATCTAAATTCTCCTGAATGTATCATTTTGTGGTGTTTTTTACATAACATCTTAACATTTCCTGGTCGATAGGTGCCACCAGATCTTCCACGTTTTACTCTATGGACTTCTAGTTTACCTACTTCGTCTTCATGTTTCTTGCAACTTTCACAAGTAAACTTGACCGCTTTTCTATAAGCTTCTCTTAACCAACTTGGACAGGTTTTATACATAATCTTGCGCAGGCGGAACGTTATTTAAAAAAGAGGACGCTTAATTAATTCAGAACGCCTATTCGCATTATGATAAAAGCAAATTTATAATGGTATCTTTTTCCAAAGCTCCTGGTGACAGATCTATATCCACCTTATCTTTTGTATTAACAACATCAGCTCCAGCCAATAGGAGTATATCTTTGAAGTCTATCATACTCTCATAATAACTACTTAGATATGACCACGCTCTCATAGTGTTTTCATTTTCACCAGAAGATATACCAAATCCCATATCTACATTAGTAAAATAAAATCTATTTGTTTGTTTATTTGATTCTAAAAGACCTATAATCTTTTGTTTTCTTTCAATCTTAGTTCTAGTATTGGCCATAAGGTTATTTGGATTTACCGTATAGTTACCTCCAAATCTAGTGGGTTGTTCTTTAGCTACTAATATATTAAATTCCACAGGCTTTGCTTCATCAAAGTTATAATAGTTTAATATTACTATATGTTTTCCAGCATTAGACTTTTTGATATAAAACAGTTCTGAAGCTCCTTTCGGTTTAGGAGCAGAAGTTATATCACCAGAAAATAATATGTTTCTATCTTCAGATCTAAATCTTGAGTCCCATCCAATCTTTCCCTCTATTCCAATTGTAGATAGATCTAAATCTATAACTTTGTTTTTCAGATTTGTCCAGTGAATCCCAAAGATCATATTTTCATCTACTTCTATTCTAGTCCCAGTTGGGAAATTTCCAGTGAACTGTTTCTCAGTTGATGGAAGAGCATATTTAATACCTTCAGGCAAATAGATCTTTTTCCCACTTACTTGTTTAGACAAATCTTTTACTATAGATTTTATTACTACTGTATTTACTCTCTTGGCGTGTCCTATATTTTTCTCACCAAAATCAAACTCTTTAACAAAACTAGAACCATTCCTTATTTTGTAAAGTATAGAATCTGGATCAGAACATCTAAATGACAAAGCATTTGATAACCTTATCTTCCTAAAGATGTTAACCCTATCTAATTCTTTTTCAAGTTCTACAATGTTTATACCTTTTTCATTCTTTATTGTAGCTGTTATGTTATCTAAATAGTTAGGTTTCATTGGTTTGTGATTTGTCTTAGCCTTTCTTCTTATTTTGTTTATTTCTTTATTTAGATCATACCTCTTTCTTAGGGATAAAAATATAGGTTTAAATCTATAAAAGATACTAGCCAACCCTTCAGAACCATTTTGAGTCAAATACCTTTTGAATTCTAATGCAATGTCTTCTTCAGAAGATTTTATTTGTTCTATTAGATAATTATTCTTTATTACCAAAGAGTTTCCTGTAGATCTAAAAACTAAATATCTAAGAAACTCTAATGGATCTGAAGGCAAAATATCTAGTAGTTGATATAATTGAACTTTAAGTTCTCTATTCTTTACTACCTTTAACACCTTTTCACCAATACCTAGCTCTTTGGTTATTTCTAATAAACTTGTTAATGTTTCTCCTGCCAAAGCAATACCTGATGAAGCAAGTTTGATAATCTTTTCTTCTAATTGATGTTCAGTAAATCCCTTAATTATTAATAGGTCTATACCTTTAATGCTAGGTATTTCTAATTCTTCTAATGGAATAAAGATTGTATCATCTTTATATGTATTAATATTTTGATACCCATAAGTAGTTATGTAGTGTAACATTTGTTCTATTACTAATCGTAACATATCAGCATCTTGAACTTTCTTCCAAGACTTATGGAATGAAGAATTCATCTGCTCACCACTAATCAATAGTTCTTTCTCAATATAAGATACAAGCTTCATTAATTCTATTTCAGAATAGTTTCCCATTACTTCATCAGAGAAAATAAAACCTTTCTTTATTGTCTCTTTTATTAGGTCTTTATATATTTTTGTAGCTCCTGATTTAACAGGTAAGCCTTTGAATAATTTTAGTGTTGATTTCATTCTTTTCTCCTTAAATATTATGGCGGGAAGTATTTTATGCCGGAATGCAACCATTACACCACTCCCTCATGAGAGAGGTAGGACTCGAACCTACATCTCCGGCTCCTTATTATTAAGAACTTCCTTTGCCATGATTATGAATGGCGAGTGGTATTTAGCGTCGCCGTTAGGCGTTTATAGGAGCCACTTGTGCCAAATTATAAAGGCGGGCAGTATTTTACATATCGAGTGTGTTTATAGGAACTGCCTGTGCCTTAATCGTTATGTCTATTTGTCTCCTTTCTCTTCAGGTTTCTTTACATCAGCTTTTGTAGGTCTGATTGTACCTTTCTTTTTCTGCTTTAGTTCATTTAGATTTGTTTGTTTCTGCTTTTCAATTAATTGTCTTTGGTTACTAATTATCTGGGTTATTTGAGGTTCTAACTCTTTAATCAAAGCGTCCATAATTTCTAATTCTTTCTTTTTCTTTTTAACAAATTCTATAGAAAGTTGGTATTTGATGTTATTTCTTTCAGTTACCTGTTTGTTAAAGAAATCATAAGCTTCTTGAGGTGTTAATTCTCTTGTTATCTCTTCTACTTCTCTTACAATTAAGTTCCCGTCTTCTATTTGAAATTGTCTTTCTGGTTTATTTTGTTCTATTATTTTCATTTTTTCCTCCCATTTAATTTCTTAAAGTCTTTTGTTGCTTGGTCTACTATTGCCCATACCCATACTATGAAATTAGGCAAAAACAACATAAATGGTCCAACTGCACTTAAAATCAATCCAATCCAAAATTTAACTTTGTCTTGTTTAAATGTATATAACCAACTCCAAAAACTTAAAAATACTGCCAATACGACTGCTGTTTGTTTATCTTTCATTTTCTCTCCTATTCATTAAATCATCCAAAAAACCAATCTATTGGATTTCTTATTTCAGTAGGGATAAACTTTTTATATTTTAAACATTTATCCTTCCATTTTTTGTGTCCAATTTCTGCTTTTCGTATATTTTTATATTCTTCAACCACTACAAACTTACCTGGACCTTCTTTTCCTTTACAAATGGCTGTTTCCCAACCACAATCAGGAGTGTTGACCGTACTTATTATGTGAGACTTTAATTCATCTCTTAGGCATTTGTCTCTAAATGATCTTTCTGGATCCAACATCATACTTTGTAAAAATTTACTTACTTGCTTCATTATTTATCCCCCAATAAGGTCTTTTATGATATATTATGCCTTGTTCTTTCAAGTTATGGAGCAAAGATCTAACCTTACTTACTTCTTTAAGATCATTAAACACTAAATCAGCTATCTGAATTGCCTTGAATGCGTGTTCAGGGTTCTTACTCAAAAAGTATAGTATTCTCTGGGTTTTGCTGTTGGGTATATTCTTCTTTAAAATCATCTTTTTTGTAAAGATACCCTCCAATAAGGTCTTTTATTTTCTTTTGTAGCTGATTCGTTAAACTTGAATTCAAGTCTTTGACTTTCTTCAGGGAATCCCCATTTAGTATTCATAACATTACCTTTTATTTCTTCTAGAACCTTTGTAGGCACTGGAAAGTATTGATTGTCTGATTTCTTCTTTATACTGAAGGTATTGTACTGTTTATGAGCTTCTTTGTCCCAAGACGCACCAAACTCTACTTCACTTTCAAACATAATCTCTTCTACCCCTTGATTTCCTATGGAACCTTGATCTTCATAAAATAAGACTCTAAAATGTACTAAAGCACCTTCATATTCTGCACAATAAGATTGACTTGCTTTTATGTAATTTTCTTTACCAAATAGATTAACTTCTAAATCTAGTTTTTCTGTGTCTGTATTATTTAATGTTATTTGTATTAAACTTTTCATTTTAATCCTCCGAATCGTTTTATAGATTCTATTCTTTCTCTATTGATTACTTCTTGGTTTACTTGTAGCTTGACTACTTCCAACAGACCATAAATCTCTACTGGAGTAAGTTTTTTCTGTTTTAAACTGATTAGTATTTGACTAGCGATCTCGTCTAATTCAATCAAATCTGCCTCAGTTTTATCGTATTGGCTTAGTGTTTTTCCTTTTAGTTCTTTTTTCTTTACTTCTTTCATATTTATTGCGGAGAGATAGGAATTGAACCTTCTCTTACAAACTGGAGTGTCTGCTGTGCCACCAATACACCATCCCCGCATTTAAGTTGGTTCATCCTCTATCCTCTATTCATTCCTTAGCCCCATATTGTTCTTTAATTCTATATTCTACTTGTTTTATATTCATCTTTCTACGAACCAATTTTGACCTATTTTATATCTTTTTATCATTTTATTGTCTCCTAAAGCCTTACAAACTACTCTAACGCTTCTTATTTCTATAAATAGTGCCTTGGCTACATCTGCCTGAGAGGTCATTTTAGTGCTTTTATTTAAATATTCCCAAATGTTTATAGCGTGAACTATTTTGTTCATATTTTTCCAGATAACTTTATATCAGTTATCATTGCTTTAAACTTGTCAGAACTATCTATCACCTTTTTTAGTTCATTTCCTAGTTCGTTTATATCTTCTAGGGTAGTGTCTTCGTCTAATGTTATTTCTAATTTAGTTTTCATTGCGCCTCCTTTATTAATAATATTAATGATGTTACTCTTATATAAACCTTTCTATTGTTTTAAGTAAAACGCTTAGAAGAATTAAGCTTTGATCACTTTTTTTAATCTTTTAGCTTTTTTCATACGATAGTTTTCCCGCGTACGTTGAGTATTTTGAATAAGATAACAAACTCTTGAACAATATACCCTCTTTGGGGTTGGTAACTCTTTTTTACAAATCTGGCAATAGAGTTTACCTCTTTTTAATCTCTTTTTTTCTTGGTATTTTCTCTTATACTCCCTAAATTTTACTAAATGTTCTCTTTTTAGATATTCTATCCTATTTCTTAGTTCAGGATCATTGTCTAAGATATACTCATATAGGTCGTTTTCCATCTCTCTCTTTGATTATTTGGGTATTATTAACGTTAGTATGTACGCAAAATCTCTTCTCACAATAGACACAAACCTTCATTTTCTTTGCAGGAGACCTAGAACGACACTCATACATCTGCTTTTTACCACATTTTTTACAAATTACTTGATAATATCGGAGCATTTAGTTTACCTCTTAGGTCTTCGTTCTCAATAGTTAATTTCTGTATAAGTCTAGCCATCTTGCTTATTTTGATCTGAAGATTAGTTAAAACGATAGTATTGGAGTTAAGATTCATTGTTTCTTATCCTCCCCAAAGAATACTAAATTTATCTCAAAACCTAATATTGTCAAATAAACCACCCATTCATTCCAAATAGAAGTATTTTCTTTTGATATTCCAAACTCAAAAATAGAGAGGTGATTTCTAGATTTATCTTTAATTAAGAATTTCCATTGATTTCTAAAATATAGTTTCATTTTTGCACCTTTTTAATGGTTTAATTTTAACTGGCTTATTCATATAATAAGTTGTTTTAGTCTTGGTCTCTACTTTCTTTGAAATAATGGTACCTGAATCAAAATAGTTATCCCAAGTAATCTTTCCATTTTCATCATAAAATTCTTCTTTCTCATCTTCAACCACCCATTGGCCTTCTTTTACCATTTTCTTAAATAAACTTATTATATCCTTTTCTCTTTCATCCAATAGGCGTTCATATGAAGAAAGTGGAGCATCTACACTATTATTAAAAGCTGGATGAAAACTACCAACAGAATATAAATAGCATTCTTCAAACTTTTTCCCACCATTTAATAAAATATTAAGATATGACTTAAACATAAACTTATCTGCATCACTACACTTTGCCAATTCTTCAAACTTTATTGTCTTTTTAAATTCATTAACTTTCATTTTTCTTCCCTCTTTAGATTACCCTCTGACCAAACAAACTCTCCACTTCTCTTTGATCTTGCAGACCACATAATGTTCCATTGATTTCTAAAATATAGTTTCATTTTTGCACCTTTTTATTCTCTACTACATAATAAAATCTTATAGCAGTTTTTTCCGGTGCTTGATAATCTTTCTTACATGATTTTAAAATGCTTTCAAAAACCTCTTTATTTGTATGGTTGAACTTCTGTGAATATAAACCACTAAATGAATGCTCAAAAGTTTCATTTTCACGAATCCAACTTAGATTCAATATAAAAAAGTATTCTGTCATTTTACCTCCAAGAGTATAATACTCATTTTATTCTTAAGATGCTGTAATTCAAGCTCTTTAGTTATAATTTGTTCTTTTAGATAGTCTCTATCGTTCCACATAGTACGTTTAACCGCTTCATTGACTAAAGCAGAGATGTTCGTATTATAGGCAGTGGCTATCTTCTTGAGTCTAAAATATACTTCAGGTAATAAGCCAATAGATGTAACATAACCTCGGCCTTTGCTATATCTAGGTACATTAGATCTTTTCTTTCTCATTTTACAACTCCAAAACCTATATTTACTTCAAGACATAAGATAGCAAGATAAATCCACCATTCAATATCCAGAGAGTTCTCTTCTCTTGAGATCCTAAAATTCAAAACTGATAAACCACTTATTCCTTCCTTATGAAGGTATTTCCACTGATTTCTAAATCCAATTCTCATCTTTGCCTCCTTAGTTAACAAGCGGTAATAACTAGGTAATAACTTTTCAAAAAGAAATGTGTAAAAAAGTAAAAAACAAAAAGATTCTTTATCTTCTTTTTTTTCATACTTCCAAATAGAACAAATCAATACCTTTATAAAAGAATAACACTCAATTATATATGACCTGGTAGTGATGTGTTTTATTCACACATTGCTTTTTTATTTCTTATTACCGTTTTATTACGGACTGTTAACTTTTACCTTAACATGACTCTTTTAGTATTCACTTACTTAAATAACTTTCTCAGTTAACAAGGTTAACGCTTAAAAGTTTTAATCAAAAACAAGAATTAATTACGGGATAGTCAAGTATTTAGTGGACTATTTATAAAGGCAAACAAAAAACCAACATACCTTTATATATCACTAACTCTCTATATATTAAAAATGGGTCAAAAAGATGTGAAGATTGTGTTACAAACTTACCCAGAAAGATTTTTCTCAGCAAAAGATATTTCTAGTAAAGTAGGATGTCATACTAATCAAGTCAGATCTATAATGAAAAAACTATTAATTAAACAAGAAGTAGTCCAAGATGATTCTTCAGGAATCATGAGATATGCTATAATTCAAACTGACAAAGAATGGGACACAATAATCAAAGAACTAACAAAAAACAAGACAATAACTAAACATACCAATCAAACAGATTTACTTCTGATGATGATTCTCAAGGAATTGAGGGGGGAAAAATGGAAAAAACAATAGATAGACATGAAATTACAGTAGTAGACAAAAAGATAATATTAAACAGAGTAATAGAAGAAAAGTTTAGCTTAACAGAGGCTTTTGCAGTATATAATCAAAAACAACAACAACTAGATCAACTAAAAGGTCAAGTTAATGAGCTTGAAAATGTTCTAAAAGATGAAGAATTGGTTAAAGCTAGAGAAAATCTTGAAAAAATGAAGAAAGATCAAGATGAAAAAGAGATCTTATTAGAAGATTTAAAGAAAGTAGTAAAACCGAAGTTAGATGAAATTAAAAGCCAAGTAAAGAAATATGTAAGGGCAGAAAAGGCTAAAAGAGGTTATTCTAGAATATCTGAGACAAATGATAAAAACCAGATGCAATCAGCGATTTTAGCAGATGCTATTAATAC